GGTCTATGTTGAACGCGTCACGTGAGCTCAAAAAGAAGCGAGCTCACTGTACAGACCTTCAACAGGGGCTTCATAGAGCACTTCGTGCTCCTCTAGCCTGCCTGTCCAGTTCCATACTGTCTCACGTGACATTGGAGTAAGGTGCTTGGCCGCCCTGAGGGCCTTACCGTTCTGCACCATGACTTCCCTCCAATACAGCGTTTCCGCTTCGGTAACAACTCTCGACTCACGTCCAGGTTCGATGAGACTTTGAAAGTTGAAACCGCCGGTCTTTGACCAACGTATCGAGACCCTATCTGGTGTTCTCCAGAGTCGGGACTGATAACGTTGGAAGCGGATAGCACCGAGAACACTACTATCACAGCTAATCAAAGTCAGCAGGTGGCCGAGTACTCCTGCAGGTAACTTTGTTGTCGAACTGCTGTAATCAGTGACCCCCTCGGTTAGGGGGCCGGTGTAGGCTCTGTACACCAGTGTTGCCCAGCTGACGCTGTGCACTTGTCCAAGGGCGCGCGTTACCAAGTCTTCCCAAAGCGAAGCTCCCTGGATCTTAGGAGGAGATATCGCTTTAAGAAGCTTTTGAGGATCAAGGCAAGAAAGCCAAGCCGCTCGTTGCAAATTGCCCAATGTGTAGTTCGACCACGCCATATGGGGTAGGCCGACACCCCCCAATTCCTTGGGGATATCGTATGCAACACCGGGAGGGACACGTTTAGCCACATCTGACCAGTATTTCATGAAGCTGGCCATCCGACGTTCGGATGTCGGGCCGTCCACGTGCTCTATGAGTTCATTCGCATCCGAGCTCATAGACCACCAGGGACGTGTATGGTAAATTGTCGATCCGGCAGCGGGTCCTTTGGCCTCAAGACCAAACAAGATGGGAAGGTTTAAAAAGTTCAGCCTCTCCCAGCTACCATCAACTCTTTGATGTCGGAACTCAGAGTTAATTATAGCGAAGTCTTGAGATACATAGTTCTTGCCAAGTGAAGGCTTGAGACCACATGCTTTGACAGTTCTTTCCCACGACGGGTATAATGTCTTCTTGCAGCGGAAGATTATATCATCACCGTTAGTGCGGGTGCCAAAGCGTGATAAGAATTCAATGACACTCCCTCCATAGTAACCAAGGCCAACAGCCGCCGCGGCTGCGTTCACAAGGTTAAGCACAGGAAAGGAGACTGGGGAGCCCATGAGCTGTCCCCAACATTGTTTCTTATACGGGTTCTCTAGTCCAGCCCATCCGTCCTTGATGTGCTGTTTCCTTTGAGAGGGCCCCATTTCAGGGTACAGGGCCTCCGTGTAGTCGAGAACGTGACGAGTGAGGCAAGAGAGACCTATATCATGCCAAATCGACTGATCAGCCCTTACGAGCTTCATATCAGTGTATTTGAAAGACGGGATCTCCCTAGCAATGGAATTGGAGCTGACATCACACCATCTAGTCTGAGGTACCTCGATGTAAACATTTCTCATGCAAGCGGAGAATGCGTACTCAGAGAGCTCGGGATCTAGATTGTCTGTCGCTGCCTCATAGTCACCGGATACGTAGAACTCATCTTCGAAGCATACACGATCGAACAGGGTTGCCCAGCTCTCCTCGTCAACAGGTTTCCCTATCAACTCAAAGAGCCGAGTATTCCTCATTCGACCGTGCAGTAGCTTCTGGAGAGAGAAGGCAATCTGGTAGTGAAACACGTCACCAGCTGTCACAACTCTAACCTTGCAGGGTTCACATACCGCAATAGGACGAGCACGCGGGCGGACCACCTTACCGTCAACAAAGCAGTTTTCTATGAACTTTCGTTCACAGTAACTACCAAATTTCTGAATAAGGTGGGCAGCAGCCCGACTCATCCTAAGTTCTTC